GAGGTTCAACTTTAGATGTTAATGCTACTCTAGCTTTACCATTACATTCAGACGTAGATTCAACTTTAACAACTATAGAAAGTAATGTATCAACTTTACAAACAAAAACTACAGGCATAAGTTATTCATCAGGAGAAGATGAAACTGATATAGACACTAATTCAGGTAATTTTAAATTATCCATACAGAACAAAGGGATAAAGATAGAAGGTGATCCAGCAACAACTGATTCAAATGATGTTATACCTATTCAAGGTCAAACAAAAGGAGGAAGTATTCAGATAAGACTGTTAAATAGATTGGGAACAAGTGATTCTCAAAATTATCATTTATATACTAATAACTTTCAAAGAAATGCATCAGGTTTTAGTATAATAAATACATCTTACAAAGCTCAAAAATTTGAGACATTTCAACCAGCTATAGGTGCTTCAAATACTAGTAGTGTAGCTTATAGATGGAGTTTTTACTCAACAACAGGTAATAATCCTAGTTCCAGTGCAGATATTGTAGCATTTTATGATGGTAGATTTCAAACACCAAAATTACGAACAGATGAAATAGATGAAATAACTGGTAATGAAATTACTATAAATGCTCAGCTTGATGTAAATGGTTTTGCTTCAGGTAGTTTTACAGGAGCTCAATACGATTCAAATAATACACCATCTACTGGAACTTTTGGAGGTAATTATGGAGCATTAATTATTGGAAATTGTGAAGCAAGTAGTTTTATAGCCTCATCTTCTAAAAAAATCAAAAATATTGAAAGTTCTTTAAGTGATATTTCTACACAAAATGAAGCTATAGAATTATTTGAATCAATACCATTATCTAAATATTCATATATTGATAAAGTAAAAAATAGAAGTGATAAACATTATGGTCTTATAGCAGAAGAAATGCCAGATGATATTTATAGATATGAAAGTAATGGATATATACCTAATATATATCAAAAAGGTAATGTAATATTTGATGAAACAAATAATAAACATACAATTACATTTAATAATCCATTAGATTTTTCAAAATTTGAAAATGAAGATATGAGTAATATAATGTGTTTTATGTTTAAAAAAGATAATTGTGAAAATGAAGAAATTGAAATAAATGAAGAAGGCAAAGAAAAACATAAAAAATTTACTAAATGTAAAATAAATTTATCAAATTGTGAAATTATAGACCAATATAATATTAGAGGAAGTTTAGATATTGATGAATTTTGTTGTGGTCATCAAGATAAAATTTTTGTTTATGGTGTAAAAGGAACAATACCATCAGTGAAAAAAGAGGCTTATTTTGAATTGACCTCATGCGTAGTAAAACATTTATTAAAAGAGAATAAAGAATTAAAAGAAAGATTAAATAAGATTGAACAGGTATTAAACATAAATTAAATTTTTTCTATAAATAAAATATATCTAAATTATATATAATATATGAGTTCGTATTTACCACCAAGTGAGGATTTACCTACATTTAATCCAGCAGTGTTTAGTGATAATTTTACTCCAGATCAAGTGGATAGTAAAATTAAAACTCTACAGACTGAAATGGATGAACAACAACTCAAAACAACAAGGATAGCATTTGATAGTGGTTCAAATGAAACAACTATTACAGGAACTACTTTAGATGTAGATGCAACTTTAGAACTTCCTAATCATAGTGATGTAGATACTACTTTAACTAATATAAATACAAAATTAACAGGTATTAGTTATTCATCAGGAGAAGATGAAACTGATATAGACACTAATTCAGGTAATTTTAAATTATCAATTCAAAACAAAGGGATTAAGATTGAAGGTGATCCAGCAACAACTGATTCAAATGATGTTATACCTCTTCAAGGTCAAACAAAAGGAGGAAGTATTCAGATAAGAATGTTGAACAGATTAGGAACAAGTGATTCTCAAGATTATCATTTATATACTAATAACTTTCAAAGGACAAGTAGTGGAACAAGTATAATAAATACATCTTATAAAGCTCAAAAATTTGAGACATTTCAACCAGCTATAGGTGATTCAGATGGTGCTAGTGTAGCTTATAGATGGAGTTTTTACTCAACAACAGGTAATAATCCTAGTTCTAGTGCAGATATTGTAGCATTTTATGATGGTAGATTTCAAACACCAAAATTACGAACAGATGAAATAGATGAAGTATCAGGTAATGCAATTGATATAAATGCTCAGATTGATGTAAATGGTTTCAATTCAGGTAGTTTTACAGGTGCTCAATACGATTCAAATAATACACCATCTACTGGGACTTTTGGGGGTAATTATGGAGCATTAATTATTGGAAATTGTGAAGCAAGTAGTTTTATAGCCTCATCGTCTAAAAAAATTAAAAATGTTGAAAGTTCTTTAAATGATGTTTCTACACAAAATGAAGCTTTAGAATTATTTAAATCTATACCATTATCAAAATATTCATATATTGATAAAGTAAAAAATAGAAGTGATATGCATTATGGACTTATAGCAGAAGAAATGCCAAATGATATTTATAGATATGAAAGTAATGGATATATACCTAATATATATCAAAAAGGTAAGGTATCATTTGATCAAGAAAAATATACAATCAAATTTAACAAAGCTTTAGATTTTACAAAATTTGAAAATGAAGATATGAGTGAAGTAATGTGTTTTATGTTTAATAAAGATGAAAATAATAAAGTAAAAAAATGTAAAATTGAATTGTGTAATGTTGAAATAATTGATGAACATACAATTAAAGGAAATTTTGATAAATGTAAATTTTGTGATGGTCATCAAGAAGATATTTTTGTTTATGGTGTTAAAGGAACAATACCATCAGTGAAAAAAGAAGCTTATTTTGAATTAACCTCTTGTATTGTGAAGCAATTATTAGAAAAAGTAGAATCACTAGAACAAAGAATCAAAGAACTAGAAAAATAAATAAACAATTTTATACTAAAAAAATTAATTGAATTATTTTAGTATAAAAAAAATCTATAATAATATATATAAAATGCTTACAAATTTTAATATGTTAGAACTGGCTCCTAAGATGGGAATAAATTTGAAAGGAGTATATTTCAAAGATGAACTAAAACCAGATGATCTAGAAGTTGGAAAATCTTATGTCATCAATTTATCAGATGAAAAAGATGAAGATGGAGATCAGAACATGGGGACTCATTGGGTCGCATTACATATTGGTAAATTAGATGGGAAAATATGCCCTATGTATTTTGATTCATATGGTGTTGGACCACCAGAGGACTTAAAGAATATAGTTGAAAAAAGATTCAAGAAGAAAATTAATTTTACTACTAAAAATGTTCAATCAATTGTTTCAGATGCTTGTGGATGGTTTTGTATGGCGTGGCTTCATTTCATCAATAAATTTTATAATAGAACAGGTAATATTTTAGTTGATAGTGCTTTATTTTTGGATTTATTTGAAGATTTAGATAAATCAGCTGATTGGAAAAAAAATGAATTTATTTTAAAATTATTCTTTCAAGAACCTAACACATCGCCAAAAGGTATGGACAAAATTTTTAAAGATATGACACCAGATGATATTACAAAAAATGATGATAAAATAACAATACCTATAGAAGATGTAGATTTAAGAAAATAAGTGTCTTAAAAAATAAATTATAATAATGAAGGATATCATAAAGTGATAAATTTTTTTTACTGATATCATATAAAAAATTAATTACCACTATATAATAAATTCTAAGTTTATTATATATGGGGAATAAATGCACAACAAAATGTATCAATGATACAAATAAATTTATTATAGATTCGTTTAATAATGAAGAATTAATGAATATCACATTAGATATATTAGAATATCTAGCAAAACAAACTGATAATGAAATAGATGATTATATTGTAGAATTTATTAGAAAAAAATTAAATAAATAAAATATCTTAATTATAGTATATGTTTTGTTATAACATTCATCTTTTGAATAAACATTTTTTTTTTTGTATTCTTCAATTCTTACAAGGTATAGCTAGCACTGTTTCGTTAGTTATGTCAGGATACTCTCTAGCATACGCAATAGGAAAAGCCTGGCAGGCTGAACACATAATAATAGTATCTTGTATAGCAACTACGATTGTATGTAATTCAATAAAAGACGCGTTAATAGCTAATCCAGAAGTATTAATGAATAAAAAAGAATTAGATGAAAAGAAAGAAAAAGAAAAAGAAAAAGAACAACATTCTAACTATATTGATATTTAAGTTTTTTTATATTTTTAATCTATATTATTATATATGGTATTGATAGTATTAAAGAAACCTATAATCCAAGGTGAAGGTGCAAAATCACAATATAAGAAAGTTGAAATTAAATATAAAGGTAAAACTAGAATGGTTCCTGAAACATATGTAAAAGGACTTAAAGGTGATGATTTAAAGAAACAAATTAAAAGTATTTTTGAAGGAAAAGATAGACCTCAAGACGTAAAATTTACTTCTAAAAGGAGTCCTTGGTGCGAACAATTTGAAGATAAGTATAAAACTAAAATAAATGATATGGATTTTATTGACAAAAATTTATTAAAAAAAGAAGGTGCAGAGCAAATTATAGAGAAAGGTATGAAAGCTTATCAAACAAGTGGAAGCAGACCTAAACAGAATCCATATAGTTGGGGAAAGGCTCGTTTATGCAGTGTTCTTATGGGTGGTAAATCTAGAGATATTGATAGAAAAATATTTGATAAATTCAGAGTATTTAATTACAAATTGGACAAAGTAGAAGAAATAAATAAAAATAAACGATTCAAAGCATTCTTTAGTGATGGAAAAACTACATTATTTGGTCAAACTAATCCTAAAACAGGTGCTTTTATTGACCATAAAGATGAAGATAAAAAAGATAATTATGTAGCTAGACATAAGAAAGACTTAGATACTGATGATCCCCAACGACCTGGATATCTTGCACTTTTCTTGCTCTGGTCTAAACCTACACTAAAAGAAGCTATTAAAGATTATAATAGAAGATTAAAAAAAAATGACTGGAGTCTTCCTTAAATATAAAATTAATTTCTTTAAATAGTATATGAATTTAACTTGGAATAGTGAAATAGTCAATAGTGTAATTAATGCATCTATCAGTAATATGTATTTAAGATTTTATGAACAATATAAAAAACAAAAAGAGAAAAAACAATATCTTTTGAAATTAAAGTATGCAGATAAAGGACGTAAAGTAAGAAAAATAATAATATAATTTTAGTATTATTTTTTTACTAAAAAAATGTTTAGAAATAATATATATATTCTATAATATATATATGACTAAAACAACTAAAATAAATAAACAAGTTAAAATTTATTTTATTAAGACTACTCTAAAAAATGCTTTAAATATTGATATTAAGAATTTAAATAAGAAAAATGTTAAAGAAATTGATAAGATCATCTTTGATTTTAAGATCCCTATTCAGCATTTAGATACCATAAATAATATGATTACTAAAATAGCTTGAGTTTAGTGAAACTACCTTTGGTTATTGAAAATTAACAACTAAATCTTTTTTTGACCATTCTGATTTTGAATTATCGTAAATGGGAGTAATTATTTTCTTTTCTATTTTTTTGTTTTTATGGTATTCCCTATAATACGCACATATTTTTTCTTTGTTTCTAGCATAATAATCTCTATTATATTCTCTAATTTTTTCTTTATTTCTAAAGCTATATTTCTTATCATATTTTTTTTTTTCATCTTTTCTACTTATTAAATTTTGTATTTGTAATAATTGTTTTGAAACTAAAATGATTTTGTCCATTATATTATATTAATATTTTTTAATTAGTCAAAATATACTATTAGAGGATTATTACCTTTTGGTTTATAATCTGGGACTAAAGGAGTTTTTGTAGTATAATTAGATGTTTTTTTTAATAATCTTCTTTTTTTTTGATTTTCATTTATTCGTTTTCTATTATAATAGTCTTTGTAATATTGAGTAATCATTTCCTTATTCTTTTGATAATATTCTTTTTGATAAGCTAATTTATACTCTCTATGTTCATAATAATATGCTAACTGTGGATACATATATAATAGATAAGATATTTTATTTAATTAAGCGAAGCTACTTAAGTTAAGAAAATATATAAAAATTATTATCTTAATTTAATTATATGGATATAACACTTTTACAATTGTATAACCCTATGCTTAAAATGTCAGTTAAATTGAGCAGAACAAGCAACAAAAAATATAAACTTTCTAAACAAATAACACCAATTAGAAATGTCTGGGTTGATGATTTATATGATAATTTAAATGAAATTAAAGGTTTATTAATTGGTGAAATTATTAATGGTTTTGACATTAAAGTTAATAATTTAGGTATTGATTTTATAGATGAACTTTTAGAACCTATTAATAAAGCAATAGAAGAAGATAAAGAAAAAGAATTATTAGAAATAAAAAAAGAAATTGAAGAAGATGCTAAAGAAGAATGTATTGACGAAGTATCTACGATTGAAGATGAATTAAGTGAATCAGTTAAAAAAGGATTAGAGTTAGATGTTTAGTTTTTTTTTAGTAATTTATTTATACTAAAAAAAACCTTAAAAAATGTGTCCCAAAAAAAAATTATTATTTTTAAAATTTTAATAAATAGGACACTTTCTAATATATAATTAATTTTTGTTTTTTTCTCTATATTCTCTAGCATACATTTTTAGTTTTTCTTTGTTATTCTCATAATATTTTTTATTTCTTTCTATTATTTCTTCTTGTGTTCTAATAGGAAGCATTTTATTAATACATTTATTATTTTCAATATAAAACCTTTCTTTTTGTAATAATTCAAATTTTTCATTAAATTCTACTTTTTCAACAACATTATAAGAATAATCATTATTTTTTAATATATCAAAAGACTTTCTAAAATGTCCTTTACCTTCAATATATTTTTTATATTTTGATCTATGGTTCGTCATTCTTCTAGAGACTGTTTCTATAGTAGAACCATAATAAATATTTCCATTTGTGTTATCGTAAATTTTATATATATAACCTATCATTTAAAAATATATATTAATATACGTTTAAATACGTTTTATGTATCTAAAAATTCTAAGAAATTCTTTCTAAATCTTTCTTCTTTTGGTGCCTCAACATCAATTAATAACACACTAAACTTTTCTTTTGTAGCAAATTCATACATTCTTAATAAATCATTTTTAGTTATACCTAATTCAAACTCACTCATTATTAAATTTAAATCTCTTTTACCAGATAATTTTAAAATCACAAAATAATTACAATTAGTTCTTATAACTTTAGGAATTTTAAAAAAACTTTGAGATAAATAAACCATTGATATACCTCTTTTTCTACCTCTAATATAAAACTCATTCATTTTAGTTTGGTCTTTTTCTAAGACTAAATCATCAAAAATAACGATATGTTGATCATCTTTATTAAAAGAATCTAATTTAGGTATATTTTGAACACCTTCTAATATCTTAACTTGTTTTTTTGTTTTTTCTTCTAAATAATTATATAAAGGTTCATCTTTATTTCTAGTGATTACTGTTATTGTGTTAAATGTCCCTTTACCAGAGCTAAATTTTTGTAATAAGTTCATAATAAAATTAGTTTTACCAGATCCTGATGGTGCAACGACTACCATTCTAAAAGGTAGTTTATTTAACATATGTAAATGCACATTAGGATTATCTTGGGTTGATAAATACTTTTTAAGTTCAGGTTTTTTATAAAAATTTTCCATATTATATAAATATGTTATATTTTTTTTTAATATAAAAAATATAAATTAATTATATATGCCAAATAAAACCAAACGAATTTCAATTAAAGAGCAAGAAGGTAAAATGGATGGAGGACTAGCATTAAAATTAGAGAGATTTCCAGTTCAAGCAAAAAAATTATTAGATCAAGTAGGTAATGAACAAATAAATAAAATTGTTATCTTTAGAAAGCCATTAGGTGGTATTCTTACAAAAACATTAAATAAACTTACAAAAGGAGCACTAGATGATTTTTTAAAAACTGCTCCATATGATAAATTCTTTCATTTAGGTGTTATAATTAACGATAAATATTTAATGGATAAACAGGACTCATTTACCTTCAAAAAAGTAAATGCACAAAAATTTTTAAGAGCTAAAGGTATGGAAACATCAATGCCTACAATTAATTATGATGGTTTAACAATCAACTCTTTAGTAGAAAAAACTAAAGCTAAAATGGGTGATGAAAGATTTTTTGGTTATAGTGCTCTTCAAAACAACTGTCAAGATTTTATTATAGCATTATTAGATAGTATTAATGCACAATTTGATAGAGATTTTGTAAAACAAAAAGTAGAAGAACTAGCAAAAACAGTGCCTACTTGGAAACAAAAAATAGCTGAGTGGTTAGTAGCTATACCTAGAACTGCTAAAAGGGTATCAGTCGCAAAAGGTATAGATGCTAATGAAGAAAAAATGTTAGAAGCACACGATTCTCAACATAGTGCTAAACATATGAGAAAAATGAGAGAATTAATGAAAAAAGGTATGTCATTTGAAAAAGCACACAAAGAAGCTACAAGAATGGTAGGCCTTGGGAGTGCAATACCAAAGCCAAAAGTAATGAAAGAAAAAGTTATAAAATTTACTAAAAAAGAAGTAGCTAAAGCTAAACCAACTATTGAGCAAAGCTACTTCGTTGAAAAAGTAAAAGCAAAAGCAAAAAAAGAAGGTATTATAGGAAGAAGTGTTCATATAGCATAAAATTGTGTAATTTATAAAAAAAATAAAGTATAATATATATGACAAATATTATAGGAAGAAGTGTTGAAATAAGAAATAAACCAAAAAAACCTATTTTATTAGAATTATTTAAAGGAACAGGATCTGTAGGAAAAGTAGCAAAAAAACTTAATTTTAATGTAATTTCTTTAGATAATGAAGCAATATTTACACCAGATATATTAACTGATATTTTAGATTGGAATTATAAAGATGTTGATTTTATACCAGATATGATTTGGGCTAGTCCTCCTTGTAATACTTTTTCACCTCTAGCTTATCCTTTAAAAGAAAGAGATACACAAACAGGAGAACCTAAAAGTGAAAGAGCAAAATTAGGGACTCAAATATTATATAAAACAATTGAAATTATAAAATATTTCAAAAAGAAAAATCCTAATTTATTGTGGGTTATTGAAAATCCTAGAGGTATGATGAGAAAAGATAAAAAAATGAGAGGTCTTTATAGAGAAACTACTTTATACTGTTTATATGGAGATCAAAAAAGAAAACCAACAGATTTTTTTAGTAATTTTAAAATGAATTTGATAGAAGATAAAAAAAGTTGTCCTAGTAAAGTAAAAGGAGTGGTAGAATTGAAATTATGTGATAGGTATAGTATCCCTTCTAAGTTATTAAAAACAATTTTAAAAAGTGGTTTAGAAATTATGAATAAAAAATAATCTCTAGTAATAATATATGCCAGAACATTTAAAAAAATGGATTGAAACAGTTAAAAAAGTAAGACAACAGAACCCTAATTTAACATATAAAGAGGCTTTAATTGAAGCAAAAAAGATTTATAAAAAAAACTAATTAAAAAAATTAGTATAAATTAATTTCTAAATTAATATATATGAATTACATTGATACAGACAAGAAAATTGAAAATATAAAATCTACGTATGTTAATCCAATTGATCCAATGAACAAATTTTTACCATTTGGTAAGTATCAAATTGACTTAAAGAAGCTAAAAGGTGGTAAATTACAGTTTAGAAGTAAAAAAGGGTATTTTGTAAAAGGGTTAGAGAATAAACAACTTACTCCAAATATGAAAGTTATAATAGATAAGTTTATTAGTGGTCAAAATATTGATTATGAAGATGTAAATAAATTGAATGATGATGAAAAAAACTATTTATCTCAAATAGCAGAAAAAGCTGATATAAATGATCGTCTCAGAATACCTTCTCCAGCACTGACGCAAATACAATCTGATATAAATAAGTTTAATATCTATCGTGGGCAAATCGTTAGTGGGCAAGATAATAAAGAGATGATCGCTGAGTTTAAATTATTGTTATTAAAGCTATCTAACAGTGGTCATATTGATAAGAAAGAGGCCAACGAAGTATTTACTATGTTATTACAATTAGGGTTGTAAAAAATCACTATAATTATAATTTTAAAAACTGCGAATTTTCAACCCTTAAAAAAATTTAATTTTTTTATTTTATATTTAATTTATAAACTATATTATATGAAAGTAATTGAATTAAAATTAAGTCCAGCACAACGAAGTAAGCTTAGGAAGGGAATGAAGATTAGAATTAATAAAAAAAATAAACCAGTTATTGAAGGACAAGGTATATATATGCTGGTGAAACCAGAGAACTACAATGCTTTGACTAAAACTTTTGATACCAATAGAGGTAGAGAATTTAAATTAGATGAAGAAGAATTAAATATTAATCAAAACCCAGAAAGTGTTCAAGATGAAGAAGTAAAAGAAGCTATTGAAGGATCAGGATTATTTTCAAGAATCAAAAGAGGATTTAAAAAAGTAGCAAAATTTTACAGAAATAAAGTAAGAGATTCTCCAGTAGGAAGTGCTATTAGAAAAGCTGTTAAAACTGGTTCAAAAGTAGCAATTAAAACAGCTATTAATTCATTAACAGGAACACCTCTAGCTCCTTTAATGCCAGCACTCAAGCTCGCAAATATGAAATATGGAGATAAAGGAATTGATATGGCAATTGAAAAACTTGGTTTAGGAATGCACGCAATGGTAGGTAATGGTTTGAGATTAGGTGGAGAAATTGACCCTGAAGCAGAAGCTATTCAAGAAGTTGAAACATTATTAGAAGAAGCACCAATGGAAGGAAGTGGATTACAAGTAAAAAGAGGTGCTCCAAAAATAAAAAAAGGAGGTAAAATTCAACTTAGAGATGATAAGAAATTTCCAAACTTTATTTTAGATAAACAAAATATGCTTCCAGTAAAAGGTCAAGGAGTAAGATTAAGAGGAGATGGTTTAAGAGCAGGTAAAGGTTTGAGATTAGGTGGAGGTAATGAGTTAATTGGTTTAGATGAACCTCCAGCTACTCATGCAATACCAAAAGCTAGAAAATTAGTAAAAACATCTATGCTTTCTGGAAAAAGTAGATAAATATTTTAGTCCTTAAAAAATACTAAAAAAAACGTCCAAAAATGTGTCCTAAAAAAAAAATTATCTTTTTTAAAGTTTTAATAAATAGGACACTTAATCAAAGATAGCTTCGTAGTAATTAAATTAATTATTTTTGTAGAATAATTAATTTAATCATTTCGTAAAATACCAACACTTAACAAATTATTTGGACAAGTATTATCTTTATCAAGAGTATAATATTTCATATGTTCTATTTCTTTTTTTGGTAATAAAATACATTTTGATATACCACCTCTAGCATATTTTAATTTTCTTTCAACAATATCGTATTTACTAAAATCTAATTTTTCAACATATTTTAAAATATCTTTTCTTTTGTAAATATTGAATTCTTTAAAATTTTCAAATGCTAATAATTGTAAATTTTCAGCATAAATCCATCCAGGATTACCATAATCATTAGTTATTTCAATATAGTATAAATCATTATTTAATACTCCTTTTACTTTTTTTAGAGCTTTTACATCTACTGTTTTTAAATTTTGTTTTAATCTAACATAAAAATCAATATGTTTATATTTGTCTTCGTAATAACTAGAATCTATAATTTCCTTATTATTTTTCAAACATAGGTATTTAAAGAGCGTTTCTGCTTTATCCCCTATTTTTTTATTATCTTTAAAATCATACATTTATATATATATATCTTAGAAAAAAAATTAAAATAAATCTATAGTTTTTTTTAGAAAATTTTAATATAAATGTTAATTATATAATGGATATATCCAGTGTAATCAAAGAAAAAAGACCAAATTTGAATGAAAAGAGTATTAAGACATATTCTTCAATACTTAAAAATTTAATGAAAGAATTAGATTTTAAAAAAATAAAAGATTTAGATAAAACAAAACAAGTTTTAAAACACTTAGAAGAAATGCCAGTAAATAAAAGAAAAACTAGATTAAGTGCATTAACTGTATTAACAGGTAAAGATGAATACAGAGAACAAATGTTAAAAGACATTAATAAGTTTAATGGTGATGTAAAAGAACAAAAGAAAAGTAAAAATGAAAAAGAAGCGTGGATGACACCTGAAGCTATAAATAAAGTATATGATAGATTAAAAAAACGAGCTTCTGTATTATATAAAAAAGAAAATAGAAGTATGAAAGAATTACAAGAAATACAAGACTTTGTTATGCTAGCATTATTTACTTTAATACCTCCCAGAAGAGCTATGGATTATACAGAGATGAAAATTTTAAACATAGATCAAAAAAAACATAATTACATCAAAAATAAAAATATGATTTTTAATATTTATAAAACTAGTAAAAACAAAGGTGTTGATATTATAGAAATACCAAAACAGTTAAAGTTGATTTTAAATAAATGGGTAAAAGTAAATCCTACTGAATATTTATTATTTGATTCTAAAAAGAATAAATTAACATCAGTTAAAGTAAATCAAAGATTTAATAAAATAATGGATAAAAAAGGGTTTAGTGTAAATCTATTTAGACACGTTTATTTAACTGATAAATACAAAGATACAATGGAAGAAATGAAAGAGATGGAGAAAGATATGAAAGAAATGGGTTCATCAATGAAACAAGCTACAACTTATGTAAAATTAGATAACTAAATATATACTTATAAAAAACTATTTAAAGAAATATTAATAATATATATTAGAAAAAAAATGGAATTAGAAAAATTTACTCAAATGTGCGATACTCTAAAAGTTTCTGGAAAATGCGATGAAAAATACATTCAAAAATTATGGAAAAAAAGTCATCATAAAAATAGTATAAAAGACGATTATTATATTCAACAAGTATTATATTATAGATTGTGTGAATTAGATGAAAATAAAAAAAAAAATAATAAAGAAATTACAGAAATGTTTTCAATTATTGAATATTTTATAAAAAAAAAATATAATAATAAATTACTTTTTAATATTAAAGTTAAAACTTATATAATGGATATAGATATAAAACAAGATCCATAAATTAATTAAATGAATAAATAAATATTTTATAATAATTAAATATTTAGTTATTACTACATTGTTAAAAAATATTTAGATACTTAGAAAGTGTCCTATTTTTAATATCATCAAATAAAATAATTTATTTTTTTTAGTATTTTTTAAGGACTAAAAATTTAGACTACATTACCTTCATATGCGTATTTTTCTCTAATACCTAATAAAATGGTTATTTCACCATCTTGAATAGTTAAAGGTTGTAAAGTATCTTTATTTAATAATCTAATTCTAAGATTATTATAAACTCCATCTTTAATTTTATTAAATGCATACTCAGGTGGTTCAACATAAATTAAACTACCTACACCAACATTAGGCACAATAGCATAGATGATACCAGAAGGATTACCAAATGGGTTATCAATAATATTACATTCTACTAAAACGCTACTATTAGGATTGACATTAGGAGCCTGTGTAGAATTAAATTGTAAAGTAGTTCCAACACCAGAACTTAAACCACTTTCAAAAGTAGCACTATACCCAACTATTTCATTAAATTTTGCTTGCATTCTAATATTTGGATTGTAAGTGGTAGTTGGGTAGCCTACCCAATTACTTGGTTGTGTAAATCCAGATGGTAAAGAAGTAGGAACAGCATAAGTAATAATATCTACAGAGTTTCGCACTGTATTAACTAAAAATTCACCATAATAAACATTATCACCATCTGCATTTACTAAGTATAATCCAAGATCAATAAAATCAAATTGTAAAGCTTTGTTAATATCACTTACTTCATATAAACCTTCATCAAGTGTCAAAGTTCTTGTGTTAGTAGTTCCACCTACTATATATTGATATGAAAAAGTTCTATTTCCTAATTCATCAGAAATATTGAACCAAGTATAATATAATGAAGCACTAATAAGAGCTAATTCCATGTTTTTAAAATTGATGGAGTTAGGAAATTGATATTCAAATGTTGAGTTTTTATTAGTATCAGTTATATTATCACTTTTTAAGATAATTGTATTAACCATATATATTTATATTATAAATTAAAATTCACAAAAAAAATTAAATTTTTATATTAATAAATATAAAATATCACTATTATATATAATGCCACAAGTAGGAAAAGATAAATCGACGTTAGAATTACAAAGACAAAGATATTTAGAAGATTTGGAACAAAAAACTAAAAATAGAGCATATTTTAAAAAAGCTAAAACTCATCTTAAAGATACTGGATCTAGTTTAATACAAGGTAAAGAAACTAAATCAACCTTAGAAAATTTATTAGATGTAAGTAAAAGAGATGAGAATATAGAAAAACTAGCTGTTAAAGATTTAGGAGCTACACCTGGACAAGTTAAACCTTTTATTCAATCTTTAGATGATACTTTAAAAGAATTTTTATTAAATAGATTTGAGGGATTTAAAAAAGTATTTAAAGATAATTTTACTATACCAAGTTCTCAAAATTTAAAAGCAGCATTTGAAATTTTCAATAGACAACAAATAGAAAGATTGAAAGATATTGATGTGCCAACTCCTTCAGTTGTAAAAGATTACTTAATGACATTAGATGAAGGAACTTTACAACTAATAGGTTTAAGAATACTTGACTCAATTGATAGATTCAATCCTAGAAGAAAACAAAATTTTCTTCAAGATGTAAGAGCAGGTGCTTCACAAGAAGCTAAAGTTAATGTATTAATGGCATTAATAGCTAATTTAATTAGACAAGCACCATCTGAAATAGAAGGATATACTGCTTTATCTATAATTTTTGATATGCTTGGATTAAGAGATGCACCTAGACCTAGATTAGTTAGAACAAGAGATGGAACACCATCTGCTACTATTAATGTCCCTATTGCACCACAAGGACCAGGAGCACCACCTGCACCACAAGGACAAAGAATAATGGGAGTAGAGAGATTTAAAGCACTTTCACAATTAAATGTAGGTGATTTAAGAGGACTTGCTAATGATTATACTACATATAGAAATAATTTACCTTTTAATTTTAAAAGTGTTTCCTATCCTAAAATAAAAAAGATTAATACAAAAACAAAAGCTCAACTTATTGAGGATCTTATTATAAGAGGATATGATACAAGAACTGGAGATTTTACTATAAACCAATTACTTCCAAACCAAACTTATACACCAGAAACTGAACCATTGGGAGATAATCAAATTACTGCTATGATTGATCATATGAATGCAAATTATGATGATATATATAATAATCCAACATTGAAAACTGGAGTTAATCCAATCGCTATGCAAGGTATTGAAGGTTTTGGTATGACTTTACCTAATGCACTAAGAATTTATAAATTAAGAAAATAAAAATTAATTTTTTAAAAAATAAAATCTTTTATATATTATATGGTATTAATTGTTAATAGTAAAAATATTGGATTGTCTAAAGCCAACACTAAACCAGTTTTAACTCAAAGAAAAATAGATGAAATAAAAAAAACTGCTTTTGAGAAAAACTTAGAAAAGAAGATTCAAGGAGAAGGATTCAAAGAATTAACTGATAAATTGAAAAATATGAATGTTAAAGATAGTATGAAAAATATTAGAATTACATTTTAACTGTCCTATTTATTAAAATTTTAAAAAAAGATAATTTTTTTTTAGGACACATTTTTGGACATTTATTTTAGTATAAAAATATTACTAAAATAAATTAACTTAATTATATAGTTTTCAAATGTTAAAAAACATATGCTTCTAAAAATATAAAAAAATATATTAAAAAAAATATATCTAGTAAATTATATAATGTCAAGTGATTTAGTTGTCTATAATCAATCAATTGAAGAAAAACCAGTCTCTTCTGTTATGACAGATAAAAAATGGTTGAATGTTTTGGATCAAAATAATGGTTCATATTCATCAGGACAATCAACATTGGAAACTACCAGTCTCTCCACTTCAGACAGATTTATGAACTACAGAGAAGCCTACCTTGCAGTGCCAGTGCTTCTTACAGTTGGAAATAATACTAATGCTAACGATGCTGGTATGGCTAATGCTACTAACAAATCTAAAGTTGTAGGTTTAAAGAACTCTTATACTACTTTAATCCACTCCATGAGCGTTGATTTAAATGGAACTAATATTGTTCAATCTACACCATTTTCTGAATTTTATAATGCTTTCAATTTAATGACTTGTTTAAGTTGGGATGATGTTAAAACACAAGGAAGTTCTATTGGTTTCTACCCAGATGATGCATTGAGTGCTGTTTCTTTTACTGCTGATGCACCAGGAGGTAGTGCTGCTGCTACTGTAAATAACCAAGATTTATGCAACCCAGGTGGTGAAACAATTGCTGTTTTAGGACACATTGGTAATAAAGGATTTTCTGAAAGATTAAAATACATCAACTACGATGCTACTGGTAAAGTAAATGGTGCTGCTGCTGAGGCTGCACAAAGTGCATTTTTAACTGCTGCAAATGCAAATACCTTATATAAATCTCAAGTTTTCACTCTAGCTGCAGGAGGTGCTGCTGCAAGTCCAGTTGTTCAAGTTCAAGTTATGGCTATTATCAAACTTAGACACTTACATAACTTCTTTAACAACATCCCTCTTTCTAAAGGATTACAATTTAGATTTATCATCAACTTCAATCAATCTACTTCTACAATTACTAATGATGCTACTAATATTACAGCAGAAAGTTTAGTAAAATCTCAATTTGGAGGAACTAATCCTTTGATGATTGCTAGTGCTAAAGCTAATAATGGTGGTGTTGGAACAATTGCAGCTGCAGGAGCTATTAGAGCTGACCTTTCTATTGGTAAAACTTGTTTAGATTCTACTTTAGTTGCATATGCTGGAACTGCATCATCTAACTTACCTCAATCAGTTTCTTTATATGTCCCATCTTATGTTATGAATAGTTCTTTAGAAGCTTCTTATGTAAGTGCTAACTCATCTAAAAGAATTTCTTACTCTGATATCTACCAATTTAAAATTACTAATGTTAGTGCTGGCGAGACCTATAATCAGCTAATCACTAGTGGTATTAGAGGGGTGCGAAGTGTGGTATTAATGCCTATGTTTCCAAAAGCTTCTAATGGTGATGATGTTGCAGAACATCAATCAGTTCAATCAGATGCTGGAGGTGGTCCAACAGCTTTACTTGCACAACTCACAGATTTCCAAGTGCAAGTAGGTGGAGTCAATCAAATTCAAACAAATGGAAGATACGAATGGGAAATTTTCAACAACTATGTATATGGTGCTAACTCAGTTAATGGTGGTTTAACTGATGGATTATCTTCATCTTTAATTGGTATGTCTGACTGGGCTAGAAAATACTTATACTACTATATTGACTGTAATAGAGGAACTGACTTAGAAAGAGATACACCTAAATCTGTCCAAATTCAAGGAAGAAACTTATCTGCTAAAGCTGTTGATTACTATATTTTTGTAGAATTTGAAAATAACTTTTCTATTGATGTAGGAACTGGTGCTATTCAACCTTAAGCAAAGCTACTTCGTTAAATTTAATATCTAACCTATATTATATGGATACACAAAAAAGAACTTATAGAAGTATAAGAGCTAAGAGCCAGGCATTTAATAAATTTCATTCTAAAAAACTTACTACTACAACTTTGACTAAAGATCCAGTTAGGCAAGCTACAACAAAAGAATTCAACAAAAAAAAAGAACAAATTTTGAACCAAAAGGTAGCTCACGCTAAAAATGATTTAAATAAATAATCTCTAGTATATATATAATGGAAAACCAAGCCCCCCCATCTACTATTATATATAAGTCTTATACTGAGGCTCAAAAGAGAGCTATTTACAATTATAGACAAAAGAATAAAGAAAAGTTGAGAGAAAAGAATCGTATGTATGCTAAAAATTGGTATGAAAAAAATCAAGATAAACACAATAAGAATTGTTTAGAACGATATCACAAGAAGAAGTTAGAAAAATCTGTAGAAAAAGTTTTAGAATAATTAAGGTATATAAAGGTATATTATATATATAACTTATAATGATAGGTTATATATATAAAATTTACGATAACACAAATGGAAATATTTATTATGGTTCTACAAAAGAAGAACTTAGTAAAAGGATGACTAAACACAGAGCTAATTATAAAAGATATATTGAAGGTAAAGGAAATAATGTCAAATCTTTTGAAATTTTAAAAAATAATGATTATTCATATAGTGTAGTTGAAAAAGTAGAATTTAATGAAAAATTTGAATTATTACAAAAAGAACGTTATTATATTGAAAATAATGAATGTATTAATAAATGTATTCCTACTAGAACACGAAAAGAATCAAATAAAAATTATTATGATAATAATAAAAATAAAATTAGAAAATACAATAGAGATTATCAAAAAGAATATAGAGAAAATAATAAAGATAAAATTAAAGAATATCAAAAAGAATATAGATTAAGAAAAAAAAATATTTAGTTTTTTTAAATTTCTTTAAATACAAATATATACTTATAAAACTATTTAAAAAAATATTATCTAAGTATATATATATAAAATGGAGTATTTTAATACTTGTTATAAAGTAAGTCCTGCTAAAGGAACTAAAAATAATTCATTACAATCCTATAAAAAAGTATCAGAGACTAAAAATTTAAAAAATGATTCAATAGAAGAAATATTAAAATCATCTAATGTTGGTATTATTACTGGTAAAATAAATAATTTATTAGTTGTTGATTTAGATAGTCAAAAATCAAATTTTCATTTTCCTTTTGACTTAGATGAATTAACAAAAAAAACATATTCTCAAAAAACACCTAGTGGAGGATATCATTTATTTTATCAATATGATAAAGATATAAAACAATCTCAAAATGAAAATATAAATGTAGATACAAGAAGCGATGGAGGTTTTATTATATTTTCTGGTTCAACTTTTCAAGGTAAGAAATATGAAGCATTAAATGATTTATATCCATCTAAAATACCATCAGAAATAAAAGAATTTTTACTTAATAATGGCTTTGATAAAAAAGAAAAACAAGAGTCAAAAAAAAATATATTAAGTAATATTAACTCAAATATGATAAAACAAGATAAAAATATTTATATACCTTATAACCATTTAAAAGAGATATTAAATAATAAACCAGATGATTTTATAAATGGTTATGAAAACTTTTTTAAATTTACATCGTGTATGAGATATTTAAATCATTATGATTTATGGGATGAGTATAGTATTACTAAACCAAATTATGATAAAAATAAAAATATTGAAATATGGAATAAATGTGATCCTAATAAATGTAATTTGAATTTTTTGGTTGATTTATATAAAAACAAAGAAAATCAGGGATATTATCAATTGAAACACTTATCCAAATTTACATTAGACTCAATTAAAATAAATAAACAAAAGTTAGGATATGATTTTATTCAAAAAAATAAAAATTATATTATTAAATCAGATACAGGCACAGGGAAAACAACATCAGTAAAACATTTTTTAAATCAAACCAAAAATAATTTTATTTCAATAGTTTCAAGAGTTTCTTTAGGTCAAGAACAGTTTTTTAATTTTAATGAAAATAATTTTTTAGAATGCGAATTTTACCAAGCTAAAAACTTTTTTGAAAATGAAGATAATATAATTATCACAATTGATTCATTATTAAGAATTAATAATAATATAGATATTTCAGAATATATAATTATTTTGGATGAATTTGAAAGTATGTTAGATCATTTATTTATGGTTAAAACACTAGCGAACAAAAGAGTTTTAATTATGATAAAATTTATTCAAATTTTACAAAAATGTAAAAATTTTATATGTATTGATGCTGATATAACAAACAAATCAATAGAATTTATTCAAAAATTTGTTAATAGAAAATACGATTTATATGAAAATGAATATAAACATAATAAAGGTATCAATGCTTATGAAATAGAAGACGAAAATGATTTTATTTATAAATTGAAAAAACAAACAAAGTTTCTACTATGTTGTGATTCAAAAGGTGAAGCAGAAAGATTTGAAAAATTATTAAATGATCCAGAAGTTATTTGTATTACTTCAGAAACTGACAAATATTATAATTTTGATAATCATAATAAAATTATTTATTCACCTAAAATAATTTATGGAATTGATTCAACAATGAAAAGGAATACGTTTTGTTGGTATAAGGAGCATACTATCAATACTAAAAAAATGGTTCAACAAATATCAAGATGTAGAAATATAAATAATTTATATTATCATTTTGAGAAAAAAGATTTTAAATATTCAGATATTACATATAATCAAGTTTTAGAAGAAAATAAAAAAATACTGGATTATGGAATGTATAATGAAAATAAAACATTAGAAACAAGTTTTAAATTAGTAGATCCTGATTTAGAAAAAAAATATTTAAAATTATTTTCAAAATTTGAATATGAAGAAATATGTTATAATACAAATAAACACGCTCATTTTATAAAATTATTAGAGGAAAGAGGATTTATTTTATCAAATGAACAAGTAAAAAAGAACTTTCATAATAAAAAAGAAAAAGAAGAAGATATTGAATTTACAGAAGAAGATTTTAATAAATTTTTCAACATTACTAATAATAAAAAGATATTAGAAATATTAGGATTATCTAAAAATGATAAAGTAATAAAAGATAATTTTGATATAATAAAATCTTATACATTTGTATCTACTTATTTATCTTGTAAATATTTATTTTTTGAAAATAGAACAGATAAGGATTTATTAGAAAATGTTTCAAATCAAGATGAATTTATTTTAAATAAAGTATCTTCTTCAAAACAAAAATTGAGATTATTAATGCATTTCAAAGAACTTGTTAATGATAAAAATATTTATGAAATTAATTCAAATAATTTATTATCTCAAGAACAAATAAATAAATTTGAATATGATTATAAACTAATATTTAATAAAAAATATCAAGATCTAAAATTTAAGTTTGATAAACTAAATTACTTAAATAGTATTCAAGCAAGAATGTATAAAGACATTTTTGGAAGAGATTTTATAAGTAGTTCAAAAAAACAAATAAATAACAATAGATGTCAAGTATATGAAATAAATCAAGATACATTTAATAAATATAAGTCATTGTATGACGCAAAAACAGAAAAGATAGAAGAAAGAAAAGAATTTTACAAAGAAATGACAAAAGAATTAGATAGAGATATTTTCATAGATTAATTATTTTAATAAGTGTCATATTTATTAAAATTTTTGAAATAATAATTTTTTTTTAGGACACTTTTTAATATAAGGGCGTTTTCTGAGTATATATCTTGTATAATTAAGCAAAATAACTTGTATAATTTATTAAAAAGTAAATTAAAGATCTTTAAATAAGAAAAATCTGAATTATACAACATAATATTTATCTAGTATATATATATTTAAAGAAATATTATGTATAATTAAGTAATATGAAAGGAATTATATATAAAATTATTAATGAAGATTCTAATAACATATATATTGGTTCAACTAAACAAACATTAAAACAAAGGTTAAGAGAACATAAAAGTAATTATAAAAAATATTTAGAAGGAAAAATAAAACATTACACAACATCATTTGACCTTATTAAAGAGGGTAATTATAATATTATATTAGTTGAAGAATTAGAGTATAATACATTATATGAACTTAAACAGAGAGAACGTTTTTATATTGAAACATTAGATTGTGTAAATAAAACGATACCTAATAGAACAAAAAAAGAATATAAAGAAGATAATAGAGAATATTTTAAACAGAAAAATAAAGAATACAGAGAAAATAATAAAGAAAGAAGATTAGAATATAATAAACAATGGAAAAAACAAAGAACTAAATGCCCACAGTGTGATTTAGATATAAATAAAGGTTGTTTAAGAAGACATATTAAATTAAAACATCCATAAATATACTTAGAAAAACCCTATTACATTTTTTTATTAAAAAATATAATATTAAGTATATATAATAAATGTCATCATATGCCCCGCCGACAGAAAATTTACCTATTTTTAACCCCAGCGTCTTCTTTACTGACGAAACTGGCATTACATTAGGAGAAGCCGATGGAAGATATCTAAAATTATCAGGAGGAGTTTTAACTGGCACAATCGCTACGCCAGCTATCACTCTAAATGGAGATGATGTAGAAACAGATATAACTAATTTACAAAATAAAACTCAAGATTTAACATTTTCAGGAAACACTTCAACATTTGATGGTAATGTAGAAGCAACAGGAAATATGTTTGTATCAGGAAATAATAAATTTATTGGAGTTGATAATGGGACTTCATCTATAGAAATAAAAAATCATGCAAATCACGCAGATTTTGATGTAGTTAATCCAGATAATGCAATACATTTTAAAAATGGAGGTGTTGAACTATTTGAATTGACAAATGCAGAAACATTATTTTATAAACCATTAAAAGCTAATACATCAGTAGATATAGGAGATGGAACAACACGATTTAATACAATTTATGCTTCCACGTTAAATTTACCTACTATATCAGATGTAGGATCTCAAATAACAACTAATGGCAGTAATATAACAACACTTCAAACTAAGACAACACAATTAAGTTATGATTCAGGAACTACAACTTCCACTTTTGGAGGTTCAACTTTAGATGTTAATGCTACTCTAGCTTTACCATTACATTCAGACGTAGATTCAACTTTAACAACTATAGAAAGTGATGTATCAACTCTTCAAACTAAGACAACACAATTAAGTTATGATTCAGGAACGACAACTTCCACTTTTGGAGGTTCAACTTTAGATGTTAATGCTACTCTAGCTTTACCATTACATTCAGACGTAGATTCAACTTTAACAACTATAGAAAGTAATGTATCAACTT